GCTTTATAAACGAGTCGAGGTGTAAGAGACAACCAAATTCACCGAACGTGTCAGACAATCATAGGAAACCAAAACGAGAAAAGCGTGGCACCCAATGCAAGAAACCCAATTTTGTTGATCGTGTGAGAAAAAGTTCTGGACTTCTCGTTCTGGGTATGGGATTATTGCAACCTCAACTAACCAAAGGACAGAAGAATGAACGTTGAAGAAATGAAACAAATGCTGAAAGAAATCGAAGAAAAATTAGAAACACAAGCCCCTTATTTTGATGACAGGTTACTGGGTAAAGAAAGGGAACTCAAAAGACTCATTGCAAAGGAGGAGTGAAAAATGTTTCTAGCTGGGACAATCCCGCCGGGGTATTAGCCCACGGACCAAGGCCCCGCTTCGGCGGGGTTTTTTTGTTGAAAACAACGTTTCTACTTATATACCCAGAGAATTATTTTTTTTATTTTTTTTAATTTTAACCCGTAACCAGTGTAACTGACGTAACCACTATACAATAGGTAGTAAAAACAATAACTTATAAGTTACTTATTTGGTTACTTATTTTTCTTTGTTTTCTTACTTATGTAACCATCAAAATATCAAAAGTGCGTTAAAGGGCCTGAATCGTTTTTTTTTTATTTTTCATTTTCATTTCTATATAACGTAGACTAGACTTTGTAAGTGACTCACTTAGGTTAACTATTGTTATGCCACGGAAACCTGCATTAAAAAAATCTGACCCTGTTCCTCGAACTAGAGGTAGGCCCAAGTCCTCAACCAAGAGTCCGTTAACGCGGCGGCAAGAATTGTTTGTGAAAGAACTGGTAGCCAACGATGGACAGATAACGTTGAGAGAAGCGGCCATCAATGCGGGGTATCCTGCATCTTCCGCGCACACTAGAGCTTATGAACTGACCAATCCTCATATTAGCCCCCACGTTGTTGCGGCTATTAAGTCGTATCGTGATGAACTGGACCAGAAGTTCGGCATTACTTATCAGCGTCATTTGCGAGACATGCAACTGATTCGAGATCAAGCTTTGCAGAACGGAGCATACTCTGCTGCGGTTCAGGCGGAGTACCGTAGGGGTCAGGCAAAGGGGGACATCTACATAAACAAGTCTGAGATAAGGCACGGTTCGATTGATTCCATGTCGAAAGAGGAAGTCGAAAAAGCACTGGAGGAACTGAAGGCGCAGTATACCGCGCCGGTCATCAAAGACATCACACCTTCAAAGGGAGAATCCGATAGCAGCGGCGAAGTTAGAGAAGGACTTTTGGAATCAGATAAGGCGTTGGCTGAAGACATCGACGATGGGGCTGAAATCCACTAGGATCGAAAGCACTGCAACCGCCGGAGTTCCAGACCTTTGTATCTGTGATAAGAAAGGTTTTTTTCATTTCATCGAACTCAAAGTTATCACTGCATATAAGGTAGGGTTACGCCCGCACCAGATCAGTTGGTTAACCCGCCACGCTCACGCCAGCGCATGGGTCCTGATTCGTAAACAGAAAAACGCAGAATCCCCCGCAGAACTTTTTTTGTATCGGGCGCAGGATGCTATTGAACTGGCAGAAGTAGGAGTCAGGCTAGAGCCATACTTATACCAGCCGCAACCGTTTCACCTTGACGAATTGTTCAAAGCAATCACTGAATCACCTTGATTAAATCGCATAAATTCTTATACAATACAGGCTCAACTAATTGACGGAGTATGTATGTTTTTTTTAACTTGGATCGCACGATTGTTTTACTCAAAGGAAGAGATTGAAAGGATGGATCAGGTAGACATTGTGAAACCGCCCCCGAAAAGAAAAGGGGGTAGAAAAAGAAAGAGATAACATTTCAAAAAGTAGTTGATAAAAATAAACCGGTATGGGATGATTCGCATATCGGTTTTTTTATGGCCGATATTCAACTAACTTTTAATTTGGAGATATTCAAATGGACGCATATAAAACGTCAGCAATACAGCACGGCATTAGCAGTAAGGGTGTACAACTAGCCAGCAATTACGCGAGTCGCCCGGAAGATGAGCGGTTCGACACGTTGGAACAACTGGTAGCTTTTGCTAACGCTGACTGCCAAGGCATGACCAGCCGCGTGGTTGATACGCACAAGCTCAATATCGTCGGTGAGTTTGACGAAGAGAACATCAAACAAGGTGATCTGCGCGTAGAGTATGACTGCCCGAAGACAGGTCAGTTGGTGAGCAGCGAACCTACTAACTGGTCCGCCGGTCAACTGGCAACCTTAGCTGGTGCGCCAGCGGGATACATCAAAGACCTACCCGCTCCATTGGCTGCGGATTGTTTGACATGGGGATTACGCCATAACCGTGGCCGCGAAATCATAAAGACGTATGACCATCGTGACGGCGGCAACCTACGGGCTGCCACTGGTCCAGACTATGGACGCATTCTCAACCGTGAAATGTTAGCCCCGGTAGTCAAAGTAGCTAATGAAGGTCAGTGGAAAGTACCCGGCAGCATGTCAGTGAACGGCACGTATGATCCCCACGCCAGCACGGGAAGCACGTTGTTTGCAAGTGACCGGGATATGTTTGGATTCTTATGTGATGACCTGAACCCCATTGAAATCGGCAAACTTCCTAATGGTGAACCAGACCTAGTTTTTAGGGGCTTCTATTGGTGGAACAGTGAAGTCGGAAGTAAAACTGCTGGGCTTGCATGTATGTACCTGCGAGGTGTCTGCCAAAACCGCAATCTTTGGGGCGTTGAGAATTTCGAGGAAATTAAGATTCGCCACACTAAGAATGCTATCTATCGTTTCTACGATGAAATGGCACCAGCATTGGAAACGTACAGTCATCATTCCACCAGCACGTTGTTAGCTGGAGTCGAGGCTGCACGATCTACCAAAATCGCCAAGGACGATGACGATGCGTTGGAGTTTTTGACCAAGCGCGGCGGGTTATCTTCTCGCATGGCAAAAGCAGCGATGAGTCGCCATATCCAAGAAGAGCAAAAGCCCATTCGCAATGTCTGGGATGCTGCGCAAGGTATCACTGCCATTGCGAGAGACATTCCGCATCAGGATGCGCGAGTTAATCTTGAACGCAAGGCGGGCGCGTTACTCGATAAGATTGCAGCGTAACCTTCATCAACCTTTCAGGGCCTCCATCATGGGGCCCTTTTTTTTGCTTGTGTCTATTGCGTTAATCGCATATTCTTAGATTTCAACTAACGACGAGGGATTGAAAGATGGATGTATCGCAACATAACGAGAGATTAGATTTTTTGGAGGATCTGATTGACGCGGAACAATTGACCGGATTGATGGATTACATTGCCGAGGTGTGCAGCGTAAAGGCAGACCATATAAGGGAACAGGGCGGGTCTCTATTAGTAGCCAAGGCGCTTGCGGATAGATGGGATGGATACGCAGCGGGTTTTCTACGTTGTAGCGAAAGCCCTGACAATCTGCCATTTGTCGAGCAGATACCATACTATGTCCCAGAAAAGATGCTTTTCCGGGAATTGAGTGACAACGAAGAGTTAGAATTTCGCCAAGCAGCGCGGGATCAGTACAAACCGGGCGATCCGGTTGAGGAGCTATGGCACCCCGTTTACAAGGACGAATGCAGGGTGATTAACGAAGAATTTGCCTAGCAAAACTCCCATGAGAAGGCCCGCCACGTGCGGGCTTTTTTTTGTCTTGCAGTTATTGCGTTTATCGCATACTCTCTAGGTTCAACTAACTGCTGGAGAATTTAATGCCGAAATTCAATACCACCTGTTCTGATTGTGGCAGCCCCTTGATGGTGCCAGACGATGCCCACATAGATTACCCGATGCATTCAAGCTATGAGCGCGGACACCTGAAGATCCCCCTAGTTTGCGCGGAGGGTTGCGGTTACGATTGCTTCCATTCGTTTGTCTTCGTTTCTCGCGTTGATGCTGCTAACCCCACGTTCAGTAACTCGGATCGTGCAGACCTGATGGACCGGATCGAGGAAGTTACTTTTCAGTGATAGGGACCAGCTACCGAAGCCCGCCACGTGCGGGCTTTTTTTTGGGATAGCAGTTTGCTAAAATCCCATACGCGGGGGCAAAGAAACCCGCTTCAACTAACTAAGAGGATGTACCGATGGAAGAACATCAAGAAAACCAAGAGCAGCCGATTCAAATCAACGTATCGTCAACTTTAGAAACCGAATCCTTAACCGCGAAGGTGCAAGAATTAATTTTACAAGTTGAAAACTTGCAACGTGAGAATGACCACCTGACCAGAGATCGGGATGTGTTTCGGAATAGAGTGCTTGCTAAGCGCGAAGAAGCATTCGCCGCATTTGGGCAGATCCCTTATCTGCTCGACTGGGTGGAGTCCATTGCCGAGGATGTTGCGAAGTTAAGATCCGAGGATTATCTGGATTCGCAAGACGTTGACAATGCGATTGATGAGTTTATTGGCGATGCGGATTTGATCAGCCAGAGTGACATTGAAAGTTTGATCGAGTTTGCAATCGATGAGGCTAAAGAAGAATCGCAGTCTATTGCCACCGATAAAATCTCCGAGATTGTCGAAGACAAAATCCTAGAGATTGACTGGTCAGTAACCCCACGTTTCTAGCGTTTCGCCCTTTCCCAAGCCCGCCACGTGCGGGCTTTTTTTTGCCTCGTGTTTCATAGTTAAACCCGCCC